ATCCACAGAAAGAATCGACGGTGCCGTTGCAACTATCATGGCACTGGACAGAGCGATTCGTAATGAGAATACAGGCGCTTCTGTTTACGATGACAGAGGCATTTTGTTTATATGACCTCAGTGTTGAAAGTAAGATTTCCATCAGTTATAATAAATAATCATGCAAAAAAGGGTGATGTTTGTGGAGCAGCCTGCAAAGAAGGGACGCATCTATACTTTTACGGCATCCGAAAATACGGATTCTATGACTAAAAAATGTCGTAGGGCATACGAACGGCTGGTTCGGCTGAACGCACCATACTATCTGGTTCTTCGTAGAGAGGATGAAGAATCCGTAATGTGTGTGCCATTAACAGAAGAGAAGATCAAGCACGGAGTTGAAATCGGTATCGATGGCAATAAGTACTATGCAGGGTATCTGGAATTTGTTAAGGCAATGGATGCGTGGTTGAAACTTGCTTATGCAAGATTTGATGATATGCATCCTGAAATTGAACAGATATATACTCTTCGCAAAAGGCATAATCAGTACGTTAAGCATCGTCATAAGGACAAAAGACAGAAAAAGCTGAACAACCGCAGATTGATGCGGGAACTTCGTGATGGAAATGGTGCAACTTATCCCAAGGAGAGAGGATCATCGACAGTTGGTTGGAAAATGACACACCCGTTGCAGGGCGGTCGTACCAGCCCCAAATAACATAAATATTAGACAGCGTCTATCGGAAACGGTAGGCGCTTTTCTTATGCCCATTTTTCGGAAGGAGTGATGAACATGGGTGTATTTACTGGATTGTTTCGTTCCAGAGATAAGCCTCAGAACAGCACAGCAGGAACTGCATACAGCTTTTACTTGGGCGGTACTACCTCAGGTAAAACCGTCACAGAACGTTCTGCAATGCAGATGACTGCGGTGTATTCCTGCGTCAGAATTTTGGCAGAAGCCGTGGCAGGATTACCACTACATCTTTACAGGTACAATGCAGACGGCGGCAAAGAGAAGGCCATCGATCATCCACTGTATTTACTGCTGCACGATGAGCCGAACCCGGAAATGAGTTCCTTCGTATTCCGTGAAACCCTTATGACCCATCTGCTGTTGTGGGGCAATGCGTATGCCCAGATCATCCGCAACGGCAAGAATCAGGTGGTTGCCCTGTATCCGCTGATGCCCAACAAAATGTCCGTGGACAGGGATGAAAACGGCAAGCTGTACTACACCTATTATCGCGGCAGCGATGAAGCCATCCGGGATAGGCAGTATGCGGTGAAGCTGCAGCCAAGCGATGTGCTGCACATTCCCGGCCTCGGCTTCGATGGCCTCGTGGGCTACAGCCCCATTGCCATGGCAAAGAACGCCATCGGCATGGCCATCGCCTGTGAGGAATACGGTGCCAAATTCTTCGCCAATGGCGCAGCTCCCGGTGGTGTGTTGGAGCATCCCGGTACCATCAAAGACCCCGCCCGTGTCCGGGAAAGCTGGCAGCATACCTTCGGCGGCAGCGGTAATGCCAATAAGATTGCTGTGCTGGAGGAAGGTATGAAGTATACCCCCATTGGAATCAGCCCGGAACAGGCACAGTTCCTAGAAACCCGAAAATTCCAAATCAATGAAATTGCTCGAATTTTCCGTGTCCCGCCTCACATGGTCGGTGATCTGGAAAAGTCGAGCTTTTCTAATATTGAGCAGCAGTCGCTGGAATTTGTGAAATATACCCTCGACCCGTGGATCGTCCGCTGGGAACAGTCGATTACACGATCTCTGCTGCTGCAGAGTGAAAAGAAGGAATATTTCGTGAAGTTCAATCTGGAAGGTTTGCTGCGCGGCGATTACCAGAGCAGAATGAACGGTTATGCCATCGCTCGCCAGAATGGCTGGATGAGCGCAAACGACATTCGGGAACTGGAGAATCAGGATCGCATCCCGGCAGAGGAAGGCGGCGACCTGTACCTCATCAACGGCAATATGCTCCCGATGGCCAGTGCGGGAGCCTTTGCAAATACAACCAACAATGACGGAAAGGAGGATTCCGATGAAGAAGTTTTGGAAGTGGACGAATCAGGCGGCGACGGAAACGGCACCGATGGAGAGAATTCTGCATCTGAACGGAACCATCGCAGAAGAAAGCTGGTTTGACGATGATGTCACACCCCAGCTTTTCAAGGATGAACTGTTCGCAGGCGATGGTGACATTACTGTGTGGATCAATAGCCCCGGCGGTGACTGCGTTGCTGCTGCTCAGATTTACAACATGCTCATGGAGTACAAAGGTGCCGTCACTGTAAAGGTTGACGGCATTGCTGCTTCTGCGGCATCGGTAATCGCCATGGCGGGAACCAAGGTTCTCATGTCCCCGGTGTCCATGATGATGATCCACAACCCTATGACCGGCACCTTCGGCAATGTAGCAGAGATGCAGCGGGCAATCGAAATGCTGGGCAGTGTGAAGGATTCCATCATCAATGCCTATGAGATCAAAACGGGAATGTCCCGTGCCAAAATCAGCCATCTCATGGATGCAGAAACATGGATGGATGCCGGTAAGGCTGTGGAACTGGGTTTTGCAGATGAAATGCTGAAGCGCCCCGGCGATCCCGAAGACATGGAAACACCCACAGTTTCCATGCTGTATTCCAAGACCAAAGTGGTCAATTCCCTTATGGAGAAGATCGCAGCCAAGTGTGCGATCGCAGGCAAACCCGCAGAGCAGGAACCGCAGGGTCGCTCTGTGGAGGAACTGAAGGCAAATCTGAATGCCATCAAAAATTATATCTAATGGAGGATTTTTATATGAATATTATCGAAATGCGTGAAAAGAGAACCAAGCTGCTGGCTACCATGGACGGCTTTCTGGAAATCCACCGCAATGACAAAGGTGTGCTGAATGCCGAGGATGATGCCGTCTATGCTGGCATGGAGAAGGATTTGGCGGCACTGACCAATGAGATCAAGCGCATGGAGCGCCGGGAGGCCATCGACGCAGAACTGTCCAAGCCTGTTTCCACTCCTATCACCGGCAAGCCCATGAACGGCGGCGATCAGGAGAAGACCGGTCGTGCAGCGACTGCATACAATTCCAACTTCTGGAATGTTATGCGCTCCAAGGCACCCATGCCTGAAGTGATCAATGCCCTGCAGGTGGGTGACGATGCCGAAGGCGGCTATCTGGTTCCCGATGAGTATGAGCATAAGCTGATCGAGGCTCTGGAGGAAGAGAATATCTTCCGAAAGCTGGCGCATACCATCCAGACCGACAGCGGTGAGCGCAAGATTCCCGTTGTGGCATCTAAGGGCACTGCCAACTGGATCGATGAGGAAGGCCCCTACGAGGACAGCGATGATGCCTTCTCCCAGATCACCATCGGCGCTCACAAGCTGGGTACCACCATCAAGGTATCTGAGGAACTGCTGCGTGACTCTGTTTTCAATCTGGAGGATTACATCTCCCGTGAATTTGCTCGTCGTATCGGCGCTCGTGAGGAAGAGTCCTTCTTCACCGGCGACGGCAACGGCAAGCCTCTGGGTGTACTGGCCGATGCAGGCGGTGCAGAAGTCGGTGTAACCGCAGCATCCGCAACTGCCATCACTGCAGACGAACTGATGGATCTGTTCCACTCCCTCAAGACCCCCTACCGCAAGAATGCCGTGTGGGTCATGAACGATGCCACCATCAAGGCCGTTCGTAAGCTGAAGGACAACAACGGTCAGTATCTGTGGCAGGCAGCTCTGACTGCAGGCGCACCCAACACCCTGCTGGGTCGTCCCGTCTACACTTCTGCTTACATGCCCACTATTGCAGCTGGTGCAAAGTCTGTTGCGTTCGGTGACTTCAAGTACTACTGGATCGCAGACCGTCAGGGTCGTACCTTCAAGCGACTGAACGAGCTGTATGCCAAGAACGGTCAGGTAGGCTTCATCGGTTCCCAGCGCGTCGATGGCAAGCTGACTCTGACTGAAGCAATCAAGGTGCTGCAGCAGAAGGCAGCCTAATAATCGGAGGTGGCAGTGATGATGGAGGAACTTCTGAAGAAAGTCAAGCAGAACCTGATCGTGGAGCATTCCGAGGATGATGATTTGCTGCGCGGTTTCATCACCGCTGCCATCTCCTACGCGGAAAGCTACCAGCACATTCCGGCAGGCACCTACCAGCAGGAGGCAATGCCACCAACAACCGAGCAGGCCGTCATTATTCTGTCGTCCCATTTTTATGAATCCCGGGACGGCAGCACAGGCGGCTTTTTTGCTGATAATGTACAAGCAGGACAGCAGGTATGGGTGACCGTAAATCTGCTGCTCCGGCTGGATCGGAACTGGATGGTGTGATTATGTCTTTTGGGAAAATGAATTCATGGATCGATATCCGGCAAAAACGTTTTGAAACTGACGAAGAGGGCTTCCGAACGGAAGTCCTCTCCACCATTGCCACTGTCCGGGCATACCGGGAAGGCAGGCATGGCAGTGAGCGTTGGGCAAACCGCGCTTCTTTTACCGATGCGACCGACCTGTTCCGTTTTCGCTGTATTCCGCATGTAGAGATCACCACAGACATGATCATCCTATGCGATGAGCGTGAATTTGAAATCACCAGTATCGAAGATGTCAAGGGCAGAGGCATGTATCTGGAAGTGCTGGCAAGGGAGGTTTCGCCCAGTGGCCAAGGTTGATGTGAAAATGCCAGAGGAATTTCTGCTGAAACTTTCGCGTCTGGGTTCCAACATGGATACGGTTGCAGAAAAGGTTTTGGAGGCAGGCGGTGAGGTTGTTTTGGAAAAGGTGCAGAATAACCTTGCTGCTGTGATTGGTTCCGGTACGAAGCACAAATCACAAGCCACAGGAGAACTGGTAGGATCATTGGGTTTATCTCCTGTAAAGCCTGATAAATCCGGAAATCACGATATCAAAGTCGGTTTTGCAGAACCCCGTTCAGACGGCGGCAGCAATGCCAAAATTGCTAATATTCTGGAATATGGAAAGCATGGCCAGCCAGCAAAACCTTTTCTGAAACCGGCAAAATCAGCCTCCCGTGCGGAATGCATACAAACTATGAAGGATACTTTGGAAGCGGAGGTGGAGAAATTATGAGTCTTCTGGCTGATCTGAAGAAAATCGCCCAGCAGGTTGGGCTTCCAGTGGAAACTGGTATTTTTCAAGATAAGGCACCAACAGAATATTTGGTAATGACCCCGCTGTCCGATTCCTTTGGGAT